GTGTGCTGACTGCGGCCACCAATGGCGCGTGACGGAAATCGAAATACAGGCCGCTCGCGTGCCCGCCCCACCCGAGACGAAGCCGTGATCCACACCCTGCTCAACCTCACGCGCCCCTTGTTCGTGCTAGACACGGAGACGACGGGCCTCGACGTGCAGAAGGACCGTATCGTCGAGATCGGCTTTGAACAGTGGGGGCCAGAGGGGATGATCAAGGCGTGGCGCTCTCTCGTCAACCCAGGCGTGCCAATCCCGGCTGCGGCGACGAGGGTGCACGGTATCGTGGATGCCATATTCAAGACGTGCCGAACGTGCGGTGTGGCACTCGAAACGCATCCAATCGGACTGGCAAGCGAGACAATCGATGCGGCATGCAAAGATCCAAAGCCTTGGCCCCGCTTCAAGGACCTCTCCGCGAACCTCGTCAAGGGCCTCACGGCCTGCGACTACGCGGGGAAAAATGTTCGTTATGATTTACGCATCATACAGGCCGAGATGGCGCGCGCCGGTATAGAGTGGAGTTATGCCGGCGCCCGAATCGTGGACGTCGAACGGCTGGAGCAGCTGGCCGTGCCGCGCAGCCTGAGCCACCTCCACGAGAAGTACGTCGGCCACAAACACGATGGCGCTCATGGTGCCCTGTCCGACGTCCGGGCATCGACGACCGTCATCGTGCATCAGCTCCAGACGCACCAAACGTTGCCGCGAGACCTCGACAACCTGCACGCCGCGCAGTGGCCGGGGTGGATCGACGGCGAAGGAAAATTTCGCTTCGTCGACGGCGTGCCGTGCTTCGGGCAGTGGGGCAAGTATGCAGGCAGGCCGATGCGAGAGGCAGACGCTGGGTATTGGGACTTTATCATCGCGAAGGACTTCTCGCCCGACGTGAAGACGCTGGCGAGCGCGGCGAAGCTAGGACGGTTCCCCACACCATGACCGATGACCTCTGCCACCACGGACGGCAGCATGTATTCATTGACGGCGTCTGTCGGCACTGCCGATGGGTGCAAACCACAGGAGCAACCATGACCGGAAAGATCAAGAACCTCACGAAAGAAAAGGGCTTCGGCTTCATCCTCGGAGAGGACGGCAACGAGTATTTCTTCCATCACAGCACTCTGAAGAACTGCAAGATGGACGACCTGGAACGCGGGCGCGAGGTCACATTCGAGGAGACGGAGGGCACGAAGGGGCCGCGCGCCGAGGACGTGTTCGTTTAGATGAAGATCGAGCTGACGTGCCGCTGCGGCTCCTCCGTGACATTGGAGGGAGACCATTTCATCAACGGGGGACGGGTGCCAGACGGGGCGGGCCGCGTGTTCATTGTCGAAGTGGTGGCAGCGGCATGGTTGGACCGTCACGCGATGTGCCCCGTGTTCACCAAATGACCCTCGACTTCTCTCGCTGTCGCGACGTCTGGGTGCAAGATACTGCGAAAGACGCTGGCGGCTTCTGGTCTCCACCGCCATCACACGTCCGCATCGGCGTCGAGCATCTCATAAGAAACCCATTCTTTATGCTTGCAGACGAGATGGGCGGAATGAAGACTGCGCAGGCGATTATCGCAGCGCAGCTCCTCTTCGAGCGCGGAGATATCGACAGAGTTATCAGTATCGCGCCGGCAACTGTGCGGTCGGTCTGGTTCGATGAGACGCTTGGCGAACTCGCGAAGCATCTCTGGTTACCGTCTGACATCACAGAGTTTCACGCAAAGTCTCGCACTTGGTTCTATGGGGACAGGGCCACTCCGCAGCGTCTCCAGTGGATCATTACAAACTACGACTTCGTGCGGAGCAGTGCGCGACTTACGCAGCTCCTCGCGATTAGTGGGCCGAAAACACTCCTCATACTCGACGAGGCGCACGCCTGTAAGAACTATAAGGCGAAGCAGACTAAGGCGTGCTTGCAGCTACGCCATAGCTGCGGGCGTGTCTGGCTCTTGACTGGAACGCCGATTGCGCACAACCCGCTTGATATGTATGCGCAGGGTCGTATCATGGATCCAAGCATTCTCGGCTGCGCGAGCTACTTCGTTGCACGAGCGCGATATGCGACTATTACGACGCGCGGCGGATTCCCGAAGGTCACAGGCTGGAAGAATCTTGACGACCTACAGCGCCGCTTCGCGCCGTATGTATTACGAAGACTCAAGAAGGACTGTCTGGATCTTCCGCCTGCACTACCTGCTGTGATGCTCACTGCAACACTGACACCGGAGACATGGAAAATCTACAAGGAGATGCGAGATGACCTCTGTATCTGGCTCGACCAGAACACAGTCAGCACAGCGCAGCAGGCAGCAGTCAAAGTGATGCGGCTCGCGCAGATCACGTCTGGCTTCGTGGGTGGCGTCGAAGATGCGAACGTCTCAGGCGTTACAACAGGTATTGCGCCACAGCTTACACACGCTGTCGGCCGCGAGAAACTTGATATCGTCATTGAGTGGCTGACAGACATGCTTGCACTTGAACCAAACCTGAAACTTCTCATCTGGACGAGATTCCGGGCGGAGCTGTCGCGGTTGATGACGGAGCTTGCTGAGAAGTTTCCGCACGTCGCACTCGGACAGATCCACGGTAGTCAGAAGCGCGAGGAGCGTGAGCTTGCGTTGCGCCTACTCGACCCGCGCACCGCACCTATTGGGCCCGCTGTGCTTGGCGGCACGACACAGACAGGCAGCATGGGGTTATCACTTGTGGCTGCGCATCACGTAATCTACATGAGCGACGACTGGAGCCTGAAAACGCGTCTGCAGGCCGACGCGCGGACAGACCGACCTGGCCAGACGCACTCGTGCTGGTATGGCAACGTCATCGCAGTCGGTCCACAGGGACAGCAGACTATCGATCACGTGATACTCCGCGCTCGACTCGGGAAAGAGAACGTGGCGACGTTCACGACCGCTGCGTGGCGGCAGGCGCTGCAGCGGGAATAAACAGGTGTAAACAGGTGGGTTAGCCCTCAGTAAGTCGTTGCAAACAAACGAGATAGAAAGGCCTGGACAGCGAGGTTCCCAGGAACTACAATTCTTATATGGTTAATCGAAACGACGCCGGCGGCGACGCGAAGAGCCCGAAAGCTATCTTCATGATGGGCGGCCCCGCGAGCGGCAAATCGACGGTTCGGGAGCAGCTCTTCTCCGGTCTCACCGCAATCGATTGCGACGCGATCAAGGCGACGCACCCCGACTACGACCCGAAGAACCCGCAGCTGGTGCACGAATGGTCCTCGCAGGAAGCGACCCGCGCCTTCTACGCTGCGCTAGGAACCGGCGTCGCCGTCGTATTCGACGGCACTGGCAACACCGCTGAAAAGTATGTCACGTTTATCCAGACCGCGCGTTCCGCCGGATACACGACCGAAGTCGTTTACGTCACCTGCGACCTCCAGACCGCCATCGCGCGAAACGCGGCGCGGGAGCGCACCGTCGATGAGAACATCGTCCGCAGCCGTCACGCGACTATCGCAACGTCATTCGAGATCGTCAGTCGCTACGCCGACGCGGTTCGCGTCGTCAGAACGTAAGCACAGCGCCTCGCGCGTCAATCAGGACGCCGAGACTTAGGAGGTCTACCATGACCAACGAACTACTCGCAACGCTTAAGGCCACCTTCGGAACAGTTCGCGTGACCGAGGTCGCGCGATGAGCACCATCCACAACCCGCTGAACTTCGAGCCGTCAGACTACACCGTCGAGGACTACCTTGACAACCGTCGTCCCGCGTTCTTCGGCGGACTGACCGCTGACGAGTATCGGCGTGAAGTCGAAGACTGGACCGCGTATATGGTCCGCGTTCTCGGCACCGACTGGCAGCGTAAGTCGCACGCCTGTATCCACTGCGGCAACACGAACGTCCGCTGGATCACCGCAGTCCGTCACGCGCCGACCGGAGAAGTCGTCGTGTTCGGGTCCGACTGCACCGACAGGCTCGGCTTCGCGAACAAACACGCGTTCAAACTCGCGCAGCTCCAGGCTCGCGCCGAAGCCCGTAAGGTGCGGTTCACAATCTACAACAAGCGGCAGGCGTTCCTGGCGACGAACCCGGATATCGTCACGGCCCTCGCGGATATCGGCAAGCCGGAGCACGTCAAGAACTTTTTCGCGCAGGACGTGCTCCGCAAGCTGGATAAATACGGTGAGCTGACGCCACGGCAGGCAGCGGCGATTGTCGAGAGCATGACGCGCGACAAGGTCTACGCGGCGCGCCGAGCAACTGAAACGGTCGAGCCGAAGGGCGCAGCGCCGAGCGGACGCGTCGCGGTCACAGGCGTCGTCCTCTCCGTCAAAGAGCAGGAGAGCGCCTACAACGAAGCGACCGTGACGAAGCTCCTGATCAAGCTCGCGAACAACAGCAAGGTCTGGTGCACGCGTCCGAGCGGCGGCCTCGATATCGAGCGCGGAGATACGGTCACGATTCGCGCGACGTGGACGGTCAGCCGCGATGACCCGTCATTCGCGTTCGGCAAGCGGCCGATGCTCCTGCAATTCGTGAAGGCGGTGGCAGCATGATCCGCGTCCAGGTCTTCGATACGTCGCAAGGCCGACGCGGGAAGTGGGCCGGACGGCGACATTAAGGTGCAGTCGTGACCCCCTTCACCCAGGCCATCATCGACCTGACCCGCGAGCTGCACGCCAAGACTATCAAGGTCACCTGCGCCTGGTGCGGGAAGGTGCTGCACGACGGGCCGCCCGGAGACATCAGCCACGGCATCTGCGATGACTGTAAGGGTCGCGTGTTGGAGGACCTGTGTTAAGGGTCCTGCTCGTCCTACTCTGGGCCGCCCTGTCGGGCGTGCTCATCGGCCTTAACCTCGTTCTGTCAGGAGTCCTCTAATGGCCAGTAAGTATGCAAGCGTGCTCACCAAGCTCCCGCGCTACATGGGCGAGGAGCCGGAGTATCAGAAGAAAATCGACGCGGTAGCAGAAGCTATGCAAGACGATCCAGACTTCGAGCCGCACGCCGCTGCACTCGCGCGGAGTTACGTCGCGCTTCGCGCCGAGAAGGACGCTGCGAATGCGGTGCTGTCGGAGATTAACCTGCGCATCGCGGCGACAGAGGCGCTGCTCGCGAGACAGTATGAAGTCGAAGGCGCATCGACGATTAAACTCGATACAGGTGAGAGCGTCAGCCTCCAGCCTGAGCCTTATTCGATTGTCGAAGACCGGGACAAGTATCGTGAGTGGTGCCTCGCGCACGGCTACGCATCGGCGATGACGCTCCCGTGGATGACGACGAACGGTGTCACGAAAGAGCGCCTGTTAAATGGCGAGCCAGAGCCCGACGGCATCAAGTGTTACGTGCGCGACAAGTTCGTGCTGAGGACGAAGTGATCGACATTCTGCTACAGGACAGCTACGACAGCATCCGGCGGGGAAGTCCTGACCCTGTGCCGGCGGGAGTGCTGACGCGGTAATCGCGGTATGAGAACGCCGGGAACCAGTAGAGCATAATCTAGGCGTGACAGCTCGGAGAGACGGCATAACCATTAAACGCGTAAAACAGGAAGCGAGAATCATGACAACGAAGACACAGGCAGCCCAGACCGATATCGCAACGACACACCAGGCGCTCACTCCAGCGCCAAGCTACATTCCGAAGAGCAGGCGCGGCTTCGAGGACACAACGCAGAGCGACGTCAACATCCCTCGTCTCGCGCTCGCGCAGGCGCTGCATCCGCAAGTCACTGACGGCGATCCAGCGCGCATCGAAGGGTTGAAACCTGGCGACCTCTTCAACACTGTGACCAAGCAGGTCTACGGCAGGGAAGTCTTCGTGCAGCTACTCCGCAAGATGCCGCTGCGCGCTATGGAGTTTCGTAGCGTCGATGACGGCGGCGGCGTGTTGGACCCCGACGTGCCGATAGGGGACGCCCGCCTCAAGTGGGGCAATAGCGGCGACAAGAAGGCCGACAAGCCGAAGGCAACGTTGTTCCGCGACTTCATCGCGGTGATCTTGCCGCAGCGCGAGATGATCGCGCTCAGCTTCAAGTCGTCAGGGCTCACCGCAGCGAAGAACCTCTGGGGCTTCGCGACGATGGGCAACCGTGACTGTTTCGCTGTGAGACTTCGCATCTTCACCGCCGTCAAGCTGACGCCAAAACCGCATCAGATTTTCCAGGTCGAACAGGCCCAGTGGGTATCTGAAGAAGACTTCAAGCTCGGCGAGGAAGCCTTCGAGGCCGTGAAGGGGATTGACGCGGCGCGTATCGACCGCAGCGGCATCGGCACTGACGACCCTGACGACTTCAACCCGGCCGACATCGAGCGCGGTTCTACGTCGGATATGTAATGGAAAAACGTCACGCGCCGCGGGTCGCACGCTCCGCCGAGAGTAAACGGAAAAATGCGGCCGCGTCGCGTGGCAAGAAGGCGTCACCGGAGACCCGCGCGAAGATGCGCGCAGCACATGCAGCGCGCACGACTCCCCGGCGGTGGTTCGGACGAGACCACTAAACCCCAGTTAAACCCCTGCAAACACTCAAGCTAAAATAGGTCTGGACACGTCGAGATGCAGGAATTATACTGTATTCGTAAGTTAGGCCGTTGGGTAGGCCGACGGGGGACGGGACGGGAAGGCACGCGACACGAAGCCACCGACCAGAACCGCCCACCGAAGAAACACTGGAGCGAGGTTCCTCGACCATCAGAGGCCGAGACAGACTCTCTCCCGAAAGCAGCCTCGGCTGGAGTGTAAACGGAGCGCCGGTAGACGTGGCGTGAAGAACAGCTAGTTCAATGCGCGTGATACGCAGCGGACGTTCGGTGAACAAACAAAGGGTGACGCGAGTCGCCCTAACGGGGACTAGATAACGGTCGCACGATGCGACCGTCGCCCGAATAGACGGGCCTGATGAGGTTCCTTAACATGACCGATACGAACGATACGAACGACACGACGCTTGCCACGACCGCGACTGCGGTGGATCAGCTCAAGGCGAGCGCAGGCGCGTCGAGCCTACAGAGCCTAGTCAGAGGGCGGGTCAAGCGGTCGCTGCTCTTGGTCGACTGCAGCGGGTCGATGTCGAGCACGACCTCGAAGAGCGAGCGCAAGATCGACGTTCTCCGAAAGGTGGTCAAGGACCTCCGAGAGTCGCATCCAGTGCCTGTCGCCGCGTTCGGCGTCAAGAACGGCGTCGAGGTTGTCGACACCGTGCCCGAGCCGCAGGGCAGCACGAACATGCACGAGGCGATTGACTTCGGCAACGGTCAGGGTGCGACGCACCTGATCATCGTCACCGACGGTCAGCCGGACAGCGAGTCGCGGACCTTCCAGGCTGCAGCGCGGTTCGGCAAGCCCATCGACGTCTTCTACATCGGCGACGGTAACGACAGCGGCGCGGACTTCGCGAAGCGGTTGGCCGCTGCGACGGGCGGCACCGCGAACGTCACCGACCTCGGCGCTCCGAAGCAGCTGCAGTCCGCGATTGCCGGACTGCTCGGCGATGGTAGCGTCGGCGCTTCGCTCTAGCTGGCAGCTAGAAACTCGGACAGCGTGTCCAGTCCGGGTCGCCCGAATAGACGGGCCTGACGAGGTTGCCAATGGCCTATCGTAATCGGTATCGCGCATACCACGCACCGCGAGCGCCGATTGTCCCTACAGTCGTTGATCGGTTCGGAAACGTCGCGAACAGTCCGACCGGCTATAACGGCCCCACTCTCAAGCAGCATATGTTCGCGGACGCGCAGGGTTACCTCGACGCCAAGCGCGAGCGGATTCTGCTCCGGCGGCAGGCGCAGAAGAACGGCACTGCTCCGGTCACCGCGACAGGCGCACCGCGTGCGCCCCGGAAGTCGAAGATGCGTGGCGGCCCCGCGTTTATCGCGCCGCTGCCGTCAGCCGCTGCACTTCAGGTGCAGGCGCTCGCGAAACTCGAAGATGCGCTGGTCATGACCGCCCAGGAGAAGGGCATCACAGCTGCGACAGAAGCCAGCTTCGCGAAATACACGAAGCTCAAAGCGGTCGCACTCGCGCAGTCGGCGACATCGAACGTCGCACTCAAGAACGAGGCGAATGTCGCGATGAAGATGGCGCTCATCGAGATCATCAAGATCACGTTCTGAGCGCAGCGAAGAACGGAGCGGCGGCACGACTGTCCGCCACAGGCGAGCCGGAGCACCCGGCACGGGGAACTAGAAACGCGGTCAGCGACCGCGTCGCCCGAATGGACGGGCCTGAACGAGGTTCCAATGAAGATGACACTGGCTAAGGCGCTCGCGCTCGCGAAGACGGTCTGGGCAGACTTGCCCGACCTTCCGGTGCTTGAGGGTGTGGTCGTGAAGGCTGGCGCGTAATGGGCGTCGCACACGATAAGGCGCTCGGCCTCACCGACCATACGATTGATACCGACGAAGGCATCGTCGCAGGGTGGGTGCTCAAGTCAAGCGGCGCGGTCGTCGGGTATCTCTGGTGCGGAGGCTCGACCTGGAAGTGGCGTTCAGCCGACGGCACCGCGTTCGGCGAGCGGCAGACGAAGAAGGCGGCCATCGAGACGCTGCACGACGTTCGCGCTGCGCAGACCGGACAGGCGCGGTCGACTCGCCCGCCGCTGCCAGCTCCGTCGACGCGGATTATCGCGGCGCGCCCGACCGCGTCGTTTGAGCAGTCAAGAGAGCCGTGGTCACAGAACGTCACGCACGAACCGCCGACACCGAAACGGCAGGTCGTCTGGGGCGACAACGCGTCAGATGGCGCGGACCTTACCGCCGCGATTGGCGCGGCGCTTAATAAGCACAAAGGAGGCAGCCAGTGACCGCGTATCCAGCCGACAAAGCGAAGCACGCGCGTGAACTTGCTGCCGCGTTTAACGTCGTGTTCGTCGAAATGAATATCGTACCGGAGAACGCGAGCGCGAAGGTCGGGGACATCGGCGGATATGTCGGGGCCGTCAAGTGCGGCAAGATCGTCGACGATACGACATACGCGGTGGCGCTCCACGAGATCGGCCACTGCGTCGCAGCGTGCGGTGGGCTCCCGGTAGAACGTCGCGACGCGTCAAGCGAGTCGGCGACGTTACGCGTCAAGCTTATCGAGGAACGCGCAGCATGGGAGTGGGCCGAGTACTACGCGTGCGACTGGACGCCCGCAATGGAGCAGGTCAAGCAATGGGCGCTCTCGACATACGAGACTGGCTACGCGCAGACGCTGCAGCACGACGCGAACCGCGTTGCCGCTGAGAAGCGGACCCAGATGAAAGTCAACATGGACACCGCGTCCTTTGCAAAGAGAATGGGAGAGGGCGAATGAAAAACCGCACTATCGAACGGCCAGACGAAGATGACGAGGACGACGCATGAAGTTTCTCATTACGGCTGTCCCAGTGAGTCCGACGACGCGCCGGAGGGCCGGCAAAGCCTATACGGTGACGCTGGATACGGCGCACACAACCGATAAGCGGTTGGCCGGTGTGACGGACCCGGCCGAAGTCGAACGGCTCGTGGAGTTGATCGCGAAAGAACATCGCATGGACGCGAAGGTCGTGGACGTAAGGGAGGTGCGGTAATGCCATTCATGAGTCCGATGCTCGCGTCGCCAATGCCGAAAGTCGCGCTCGACTTAGCAGATGGTGCGTGGGCCGCAGAGGAGAAGTTCGACGGGCACAGGTTGATTGTGGAAGTAAGCGGTGGCGCGTATCGCCAAGCGCATGGCAACCCGTCCGGCAAAGTCACAGCGTGGGGACGCTATGGTATCGTCCGTGAGCTTCCGACGCACATCACAGACGTGCTGGCGACGTTTCCGAGCGGCGTCTATGACGGGGAATTGATCGCGCCGGGCAAGCGGTCGTATGGCGTCACCGAGCTAGTCAACAGCGCCGCGCTCGTCTACGTCATCTTTGACCTCTTGGTCCTTGGCGATACGCTCGCGACGGCGCAAACCTACGATCAGCGCCGCGAGTGTCTCGGTAAGTTATTCGAGTGCATACCGGAGACACCTGCCGTCGTGCTCGCGCAGTCAGCGGTCGTCACGAGCAACGAACAGATACAGACGCTGCTCAAGGCGGTCTGGGCGCAGGACGGCGAAGGATTGATCCTGAAGCGCCGAGCAGCGGTGTATTACGTCGGCAAGCGGTCGAAGGATTTTATCAAGCTGAAGAAACTCCAAACCGCTGTGCTGACTGTGCCCGGCTTCGAGGCGAGCAAGGGTACGAAGCAGAATCGCGGCGCGTTCGCGACGGTCGTCCTTATCGACGACGACGGCAACAAGACCACGGTGAAGCACTCAACGACGCGGAGCTAAATCGGTTCGTGTCGCAGTGGTCAATCTTAACCAAGAGCGGACTGCCTTACAAGACAGGTGACACACACCCTGCCATCGGTCGCAAGCTCCGCATCGAGTTTCCGAAGCGCACGCGCACTGGGGGCTATCAAGGTCCGGTGCTTTGGGATCGTTGGGTAGGAGAGGGCGAATGATTATCAAGTTCACGGTAACGCTCTCAGACATCACCGTCGCAGCCTTCGCTGGAGAAGGCGCGACGACGGGGCAAGCAATCAAGACTGCGCTCGTCGAGGCGATACAGACGCTGCTAGACGAGGTCAACGACAATAACCCGCCAGAGGACGACGACGAAGAGGACACGGAGGACGGTGCATGAAGTTTCTCATTACGGTAGTGACGCTGAGCGCAGCGACGCGGCGGCGACGCGGTAAGGCGCGGACCGAGGTGATCGACACTGAGCAGATCGGTCCGTATTACGAAATGACCGACCCGATGGACATCGAGGGCCGTTACGAAGAACTACATGACACCGTGACGCAATTCGACAAAGTCGTCGACGTGCGGACACTCGCGGAGTCGCGCGGAGACCCTCATACCCGACGATAACGGCGAGCGGCCGTGTCGTCGGGTATTTCTGCGTATAACCAGGGATCTACAGGTCCGAACCAGCACAAACTACGCGCTAGGCTGACCGTAGCGCAGTCATCTCGGAAGACTCCTGGCTCTCCTATTAACCTGCTAAACTGCCCGCGCTACGGTCATTCTAGCGGCACTTACGCTAGATTTTCACCTCAATAGGCTCGCGATGGCCCGTCCCCAGGCGGGTTAATTCTTGCGCTTCGCAACCACCGACCACACAACGCCGACGAGCGTCGTGATGGCACCGATGGCCGCATTCATGTCGTCCCCGCTCAACACCCCCGACGTTACGAGTCCGCCGCCAAGTGCTGTCAGGACGTGCCGGATGACTCCTGCGATTGCTGCCTGCATGGTTTTCTCTGCTCCCTTACGAATGGCCTTCACCGGTGACGGACAAGCTCCTCGACTGCCTCGCCCTGGCGCACGGCGTCCAGATCGACAGCTTGAGCGGGCGCGCATCGAGGCCAAGATCGCCGGCCTCAGCCACGTCCTCAACAAGCGGTAGGCCCACGGGGGCCGCCTACGGGTGTATTAAATCTATACAGGAGAGTGCGTCACCACGGCAGTGGCCTGACAACGCCCTGCTGATTCGTCCAACAGACGTTGTTAGGCCACTCTGTTTCAGGCAGTGGATTGCCCGCCGCGTCTACGATCTTGTACTGCACCACATGACCATCCCTCTGGTAGATGGTGCAGAACGTGCCGCCCTCGTGGTAGAATCGGCCAGGCGTTGACGCCGCGCCGCCCATGAGCCACTCCCACGACCCGTCGGCGTTGCGGCGGCAGATTTTCCGCCCAAAGAACTCCAGGTAACGAGACGTCGCCCGGATGACGCGGATCATGTTGCCATCGTCCTCCGTGCCCGGACGCTGACAGCTCAGGTTCCAGCTGCCGCCCGGCTTCCCCTCCGCGATCCAGTGGGCCACGTCTGAATCGTCCTCCGGTCCGTAACCTACCATGACCTTCTCGAGCCGCCGGGGCTCAGCGTCAGGCGGATCGTCGGGATTCTTTGGCGCGAGGAGGTCTCCGCTGTCCTTGCGGAAGTAGAGGCCCGGCGTAAAGTTGCCACCACGATACCCGACCGGATCCTCGGTGCCCGGCTTCGCATCGAGGTAGACCTCGTTGCCAGCTGCACTCACATCGCCCCGAAACCACGCACGGCCCATGTCCAGGATAGTGTGTAGGCTCATTATGATCCCCTAATAATCGTAACCAATGTCATACCACCGCCCGCTGACGTCGATGATGCCGTCGAGTCAGTGTCCAGATTCGCGTCGCGCGATGGCCTCCGAGAGCCGCTGGTCCAGTTCGAGCAGCTCTTCCGGCGTGGCTCCGGCCGTGGCGGCAATCTCGCGCAACCGCTTCACGGTCACGATGCCGTCTCCGACCAGCCGCATGAAGATGCCTGCAAAAGTGAGGATGGCCTGCGCCTGTTCCGTGTTCATCTACGTCCCTCCTAAGAATCGTTGCAGCGCGAGTACGGCGGTGGCCAAGGGTGGCACATCGATGGTAGCCTTTGCCACGTCGTCGAGCACCGTCACCAATTCGCGTTGCTCAACGAGTCCGTCGCCACCTGCCCGCACGGCGCGTTCAAACGCGCGTGCCCCAAGGAGCACACGAAGCACGTGCTTGCTCAGCATCGCGTGCCGGGCCTCGTTATAGAGTTTCCCCTCGAACGCGGCCTGCTCAGCGGTATCCAGGGCCAGGGCCATCTCTCCCACGGTGAGCGCTATGTCTCCAGGCGCCGTCTTGAGCGCGCAGCCAACGGCTGCGGGAAGCACAAGCAGCAAGATCCAGAGTCGGAGTATGTAGGTCATTTCTTCCCTTCTACGGCCGTCGTATAGACGAACTGCTGCACGGCCCACTGCGTGAACCAGTGCCACGCACTATGCGCGACCGTCGTGAACGTCAGCCCGGTAATGAGCAGCGATCCGGCTTGTGAGTCGAACGAAAAGCTGATGCCGAGCGTCGCCGCGCCGCTGGCCAGGATGCCGATGTAGCGGTTCAGCACGACGGTGTGCTTGGTGATGAACGGGAACAACGGCGACTTCTTGAGCAGCTCAATGATGTAGACGCTCGCTACGCCGGACGAGAACACCGACAGTGCGAGATTACCTTCTTCCATTCTGCCTCCTTAGGTGAACGTCGGCCACGGCCGCGTCAACTCCTCCGCCAACAGGGCCTGCTTCCACGGCAGCACAAGCTCGCCGTGGCCAGGGTCGAACGGCTTTCGCCACCTCGCGCCGGACCGCAGGCCCACTCGCTCAGCCTCCTCCGCAATGATCCCGAACGCCTTCGCCTTCCCACTCCACTGCAGCTTGTCCGGGCCGTAGAGCAGATACTGCTCGTACGGGGCCAGGTCCATCGCGTCAGACTTTTCGCGGTCGGCCGCATCGAGGGGGAGTTGCTCGGGGCGCCAGCGCATCTTGCGCGGCAGGTGCAACGACATCGTGGTGCCAGACGTGCCGGCCAACAGATTCTGCTGGTGCTCCGCCTGCGTGCGAGAAGTCTGGATGATCATCACGGCGATGCCGCGCTCCGTGACGCGGGCGATCCACTCGAAGGCCAGCGGCTTGAACGCGAAGCTGAGAGAGTCAAGGGAGCGATCAGACATACCCCTCCTTTTACGACGCGGACACTTCAAGAGCGGCAATGGTGCTCATGCTAGAGTCACGTTGCACCATCACCTGCGCGATATTCTGGCTAGACGCAAATGTGGTCTTATAGGTCAGCGCTGAGGCCGAGGCCGGAGAATCGAGGTACATGCCCGCAATGGCTCCGAAGTCATTGCGCACCGTGCCTTGCGTCCGGCCTGCCTCAACACCAAGGTCCGCCAAAAGCGTCGCCCCGCGCAACAGCTTCAGGGCCAGCCCCGTATCGCCGGTATCCTTACTGCATCCGTTCTGCGCTACAAGCACTAGCACCTTGTTCGTGTTATCTGCTGGAGTAATGGCGACGGTCAGTCCTGTATCTGCGTGTGTGCTTGAGCTGGAGGCGGTTTGCGTCGCATAGGTCGCAGATACTACCTGGACAATTAACGATGCACTGCTAAAGAGATAATTGAGGTTGTCCCTGATATGCGTGTTCCCGATCGCGGCCGTGAACAGCTCGCCCGTCGTCCACGTGCGGGGTGTGGTCCACGCCATCAGCTCACCTTCCGTTTCAGGCCATGGTCTTCGTTTTCTTTTTCAAGATCCTTCAGCTGCTCGTGCGGGAACCAGTGCTGGCGGTGCTGCGGGCGCACGTCGAGCGCCGCCTCGATGGCGGCGCGCACCGAGGGCGCTGGCCAGATGATGGTCAGGAACTCCGCCCCACAGCTCCCGCAGATCACGCCGTCCCATCCTTCATCCACCAGCTCCGCGCCATTACAGCTCGGGCAGTCCACGAGCCATCGTCCGTGCTCGATGCGCGCGTGCGGTGCAGCCCCAAGCCATGTCCACTGCGTGATGCGCCGCTTTCGCAGCCAATCCGCGAACTGGAAGCGCATCAGCGTCTCGTTCTGAAAGCTGTGCCGTCCCTGCCTGATCATCAGTACCCCAACACGGTCGTTTCACCGACCTCTGAATATCCGGCAACCCCGACGATCCACGATTGCATCTCGCGCCGCGCCACGTTCCACTCGGTTTCGAGGGCATTATTTGGCTTCACGCGCAGCGAGACGCCGTTGATGAAATAATCTTGCGCCGAAAGCCCCGTGACCGTCTCGGTCAATTGCACAAGGTCTCCTGGTTCGCTGGCGATAGCTGCCGTCATCAAGGCATCTGATGATTGATCCCCCACTAGCAGGCGTATGCGGCGCACTACGGTGCGCTCTCCGCTATACGCCGAAAGCAGGAAGGTGGCCGCTTGATTTCCACTCTCGACCGAATCCTGAAACGGCTGACTCACGGCAAGCACGTTATCCCCATACTTACCGCGCAGGTTCGCGTCGGACGCCTCGCAGATCACGGCGTCGTACGTCCGCACGCCTTTACCGCGCAGCTGGCACTGGCGCACGTAGAGCGTCGTCGTCGCGTGGTTGTTGGCGATCTTCAACAACGTGCTGTTGGCGCCAGCATCTGCCGCCGGGATATCATTACCTTGCTCATCGACGAACGTCACGGCCATGCTAGCTGTAAGGTTTGTTCCAGAGCCATCAGCCGCCGAATTGCCCAGATAATCCGTTGTCGCTACCGGCGTCACGATGGTGGTGCCACCGATGCGGTTACTCCTCTCATCGGGATCAGTATACGGGGCTCGGATGATGATGAACTGCCCCGCCTCGATGGCGGGCTGCTGATTGGAAATATCCATGGAGAACAGCACGGTTGTCGCCGCTGCATCGATACTACGGGGGCGCACGGTGACAAGCGCCCGCGTCACAATCTCATCACGGGATTGATCCGCCTCCAACTCCTGCATCGTATTTGACAGCGTCCAATCCGGCGTCACGTCCGTCTGCCGCGCCTGCCGCCCGATCATATAGAACTGCCCTCCGGTGCCCGTATTCCCCCGCATCACGCACCAGGCCAACTCAGAGTCGATGATCTGGCCGATCATGCCGAGCACCACGTCTTTTTCGTCCTCAGCCCTGTCGTACCCATACGGAAATATCTCGACGCCGATGGAGGCGTCGGCCACGTCGTGTGGATGGATGGCGGACTTCTGCAGCGTCTTTGTAATCGCCTCACCTGTCGTAAGTCCGTTTGGAAAATCTCCCTCCGCGAAGGGCATCTGTGGCAGCGTGGCTCGGGCAAGTTCGTCAAAATAATCGACGGCCAAGCACTCCGTGACACGCTCTCGACGCGCACCGGCGATGGGCTGGATGTGTACCAGCTTCCCCACAAACTTCCGATAGACCGTGCTCGTATCTGGGTCGGTGATCGATAACCGCACCGGGATGTTGAACCCGAACCCAGAGCGGCGGTTGGCGTGGTCGAGGGAATAGTAACCCAGCAGTCCAGCAGAGTTGTTCGTACCATTCTTTAGCGCAAACTGAAACGTGCCAACATCACCGAGCCGCGCCTTCGGCCCCTCGCTCTGGATGCCATACGTCAGTTCAAGGCCGTGCCCGAGGTTTACATCGTCGCTGACGTCGGTCCACCCAAGCGCCACGCCCATCGCCGTCAGTTCGGCGTCGGTCGGGTAATCGTCCGACCACCAAGTCAACCACTGCAACTGTACGTTGGCGTATTCATCCGTCGCCGCATTCGAACCAACGTAGAGGCGAGATGGTGTGCCGTTGGCCACTACGCCACTGTAGGCCGCCGTGGCTAGCGTAGACTTCACCCCTGCCAGCGTTACCTGAATGATCTGCATGTTCGTGCCGTCATAGCGACATATGATCATGCGCGCCGTCGCCTGCCATGCCGCCACGTCAGCAATCGTATAGTCAAGATCCCGAGACGTAGCCCCGATGTTCGCCGTGAACCGAAGGATCGTATCCGCGCCACTGATGACAATGCGCACAGAGATCCGGCCGCCCACGCCCGCGTTCTCTTTCCTGACCAGGGACCAACTCCCTGCAGGCGCGGAAAGGAGCTTCACCAAAAATGCGACGGCTACCGTAGCGGAGGGCTCTAACGCGGCGTCTGTCTCTACGTAGAAGGTACTCGTCGTGCCATTGAAGCCCGATACGCTTCCATACTCAGGAATGAACCCCGCGTCTGAGCGGCTGACGTCGTCCGAGGTGCCGGTAAGATTCTGAACAATCTCCCGCACTGTGCCCCCGAACGTGTCATCCAACGGCCACACAGCATCCGCACCACTATCGACCAACTGCTGCCGCAGCGGATCGCTGAAGCACATCTCCGTCGTGATGGTGGCGTGGCTCATCTAATCAACTCTTCGCCGGAGAAACATCTCGCAACAGGAACGGTAGTCGTGCTCCCTGACGCTCTAGGATACGACGAAGGCCGACCAGCTCTTGATGGACCTCGTCGTCATGCATACTGGAGCGCGAGCCCCCGAACGTCGTGTCTGCGCTCTCACCTGCTGGGACGACCATTTCACCCGCGTGCACGAGCGCTAGGCCCGTCTTCTGCACGCGGCCCCCTGTAGCAAAGCTCTGGATAGATGTATCAGCGCCCGAGGGGAGGTCCAGATCCCCTACGTTAAACCGCACATCGATGGTGATCTCGCGTGGGATATCATTGATGGCCGACCGGAGGTTGCCGAGCGCATCGATCACCGCCAGCACCGCGTTGCGGGAGGCCAGTGTTGCATTGTGCACTTCGGTCCATAGGCCATGCAGCAACGTCAGGATTTCGATAGACCGTGCCTTCAGCGTCTCGTATTCAGGCCCCGTCAATCCTTTCAAGGTATCGATGGTCTCGGTAATCGCCGTCGTGTTGTCGTTAAATCCAGTGGTGGCTGTCGTCGTAGCGGCGGTCGCCCGCTCTTGCGCTTCCTGCATGACAACGTTGATGTCACGGATGACGGCCTCGACTGCCGTGCCGCTGATGCGTGTCGCATCGAACAACCGCCGCGTCATCGCGTCAGCCTCCTCGGCGCTGCGCCCCGTCGCCAGGAAGGCGTCACGAATGGCGATGGATGCCGTCGCCAAGCTCTCGTCCCACCCAGATGCCACAGCCTGCTGGATCTCCTGTACCTGCCCAGCCTGAAGGCCCTCCTTAAGCCCATCCACGAAGTTAGCAAAGACCTCACGGCCTTGCTTTTCTTCATTGCTGGGGCCGCCAAACGCCCCCCTTAGAACACCCCAAATTTTTTGACCCATCGCGACAAACGCACCAGCGAATTGACTCAGCATCGGCCCAACAACCGGGATCATCTTCAACAGGTCGCCAAGGATTTTCGTCGTGAACGATTTGACCGCACCTCCCATCCCTCCGCCGCCCTCAAAGGCTGACTGAAAGATCCCGTTCAACGCGCTGAGGGAGCCCCCAACGGAGTCTTTCAAGGTTCCCCAAACCCCCATCATGGCCTGCGCGTCCTTCTCCATCTGCTTCAGCCCGAGCTCATTATTGATCTGGCTGATGGTTCTCCAGTGTTCTTTCGCAGCGTCTTGCCGAAACTTATAGTCCTCAAGTTCAGCGTCACGATAGCGTTGCCCGGCCTGATCACGCGCCTCCAACTGTTCCTGCGCCCAGCGCAATATGTCCGCGCGTCCTGCTGCCCGGCGCGTTTCAAACCACGCTGTCAAATCCCTCAACTGCTGTTGCTGTAGCGCAATTTCTGCGAACCGCATTTCTTCCAACGTGCCTATCCACGCCCGCTTCATGTTAGCTGCCTCTGCCTCCACCGTTGCAGCCAATTTCGCGGTACTCTTCCCAGACTCGTCGGCCATCGAGGCGAAGTGGGCTTTCACTGCCTTCGACATGTCGGGCACGACCGAATGCCCAACGACGAAGTCATACATGCCCTGGAAGAAACCCTTGATCGCATCAATCTTGGCCTTGATGTTGTTCACCACCCCTTGGAACGCATCCACCAGCCACGTCTTGATCCCGTCATAGACCGCCTTCGCGATCTCGGTGATCTTGTCCCAATGCTTCCAGGCTAAGTAAACGGCCCCCACCGCTACGGCGATCGCCCCGATGGGGCCGAGGAACGGGAGGATAGCAGAGAAGGCTGCCGGTAGTATTGTGGTGAACAACGGCACGATCACGCCCATCAACGAACTACCGAGCGTCACCCACGCCGTGCCCATCGCGGCGATCATTGGGGCAAATTGAACCCCGGCAGCTAAGATACCTTGCATCGGAGCCGGGAGCTTCATGAACGTTTCGAGCACGGGGAGCAGCGCTTCCGCTTGCATTGTCTTGATCTTGCCCTGCATCGTTTCCCAGCTGTCGCCGAGTTCGTCCCCCCGTGCCACGAGATCGTTGCTGATCACGTTGCCCGTCTCATGCGCCTTGGCGCGTAGTCCTTCGATGTCCCCCGTAAGCACAGGCAGGAGCTGCGTCCCAGACTTACCAAACAACTCCATAGCCACCTTCGAGCGCACCATCGGGTCTTCGATCTTGGCAACAGCCGCACCGATGGCCTCGAAGGCTTTGTCCGGCTGCATGCCCTGCAGTTCCGTGAGGCTCAAGCCCATCGCCTTGAATAACCCCACGGCCCCCTTCTGGGGATCTGCCAAGTTCTTGCCCATGATGGCAAGTGCCCCGCTGACTTGGTCGAACGACGAGCCGCTCAACCGCGCCGCGTAGTCCAACTCCTGCACGGCCTCGGCTGAAATGCCAGACTTCTTGCTGAGATCGTCGATGTGCCCCGTAAGCGTGAGCACCTGCCCTGCTGCAGCGGCTACCTCCTTGAAGGCAAAGGCTGTGGCCGCCACACCTGCCATGGATTTCAGGGTGTCGCTGAAACCGCCCACATTGCCCTTGATGGTGTCAAGTTTCCCTGACAACTCATCTTTGAGCTTGAGAACGGCTTCGACTTCCTCAACGGTCAGGGCCACCTATCGTCTCCTCCCTCTCACTTCGGCCATCGCCCGCTTATGCTCAGCGTCTTGCTGCTCTTCCTTCACGAGGTCAATCAGCACGTCGAGGTAGAACGCCGGCAGGTCGCAGTAATCCTGCCACGACCAGTGCATGAACCGCATGATCACAAGGTCTTCACGGGCTCTTTGGTAGTCATAGCCGTCGTGGTCGGCTCGTCTTTTTTTGCCCGATCAGCCCCCCGCTTCGCATGCTCGTCCACCGTCTTCTCAATCACGTCGTACACGTCCGTCCGTAGCCCGCGCAACGTCGTGTAATCGCGTGGCAGCGTCCGGTTCTTGTCGTCCGTGAGCGACCAGTTGGAGATCCAGATACGCGTCTTCTCCAACGTGGCGCCGTCCATGTCCACGTTCAGCTCATAGTCGTCCTTTCCGTCGCCTCCGCGCCCTTCCGGTGGCTTCGACCACGAGCGCACGCCCGCCGACCTGATACGGTTGCGCTCGCCCGTGGACAGCTCTCGCTTCAGCTCGATCCAGAAAGACCCGATCCCATCGCACGCCAAATCGTACCGATCAATATCCGGCACTGCCGGCACCATCCAAATACTCACCATGTCTGCTCCTTCATGCGCCGCCGTCTACGCTTAGGTGGGGTTCTTCGACAGCGCGCCGCTGCCCTCGAACGTCACCGAGAAATTCTCCTTGCTCGTCACCGAACCATCCACACTGACCTTCGGCCAGATGTTCCCGTAGTAGTAGCGTGTGCCCACGGTCTTGTCGGGGTAGAGGTAGAATCCGACCGTTGCAGCCGCGTTCGCCGCATCCCACAGCACGTCCTGCGCGTCATCGAAGTTCCCACTGAACGCTCCGGAGAACCGCTGCAGCCCTTTCAGGCGCGTCTCCCAGGTGTCGCCAATCGCCGGATCAGGCTCCGTGTCGAAGTCCAGGTCGATGGACCACTCGGCCACTTCCGTGATGAGGATGGGCGGGTTCGTCCCGTCGCCCATGTAGAGCATCGATCCTTTTCCATGTAGCGTAGACATTGTGTGCTTCTCCTATACGAGTTGAGGCTGCCGCGCGTGCATGAGCGTTTGCACACGGGCATCAAATGTTTCGTTTTCGACCGCCGCCTGCAACTGTTTCGCCACGCGCCGTCGTCCCACGTCGTCCTTCAGCCATCGACGAAGTTGCCGTCCTAAATCTTCTACACCGTCGAACGTAGGAACATCAACGTTGCCAAACATTTCACGTAGTCCTGGCCGATCGTCGGTCAACAAGAATCCTCGGCACGCGGCAACCTCGAGGCACCTGGGGTTCACGCTGCTGCTCGCCTCCCCTGTTCGATGGATGTTAAGGCAAACCTTGGCCGAGGCGTATGCGTGACTGATAGCCTCGTTCCGAATCAATACGGCCTCGTCCTGCGCCCACCGAACATGTCGATAGAGTGGGCTTCCGGGCTTCACCGTCGGCCAATGACCATAAATGCGCACGTCGATCCCATCCCAATCGACGCCCTCCAGTAACGCCTGCCGCTCGGGCCACCCCGTGCCACACATGAATACATCGCACCCAAACTCCTCGGACGGAGGCACTGGGTGATGCACGCTCTGGTCGTATGACGGAGGTAAATACGTCCACCCATCAGCTTCTGCCGAGGCGCGATCGTTCGTCGTGCACTGCATCCCAGGATAGATGGCCGCAAAGGCACGCTGTTGTTCGTCGTTGTAGGGGCTTTCGGTAAAGATTGCCGTCGTGGGCACGCCCAGCCGCTGCAGATAGAACAACCCGTCCGGGTGAAAGGACAGCCCCGCGATGATGATCACCTGATGTGGGTTATGCCGAAGCACGAACGCCGCAATGCCCTCGGTCGCCTCGCGCGACAGCAGGTCCAGGTTCCGTGAAAGGTCCAGTTCCGCATCCTGCTTCGCGGACCGTAACGCCGCCGCATGATACTTGAACCTGTTGTTTAACTTGAAGTCGATAACCGTATGCCCTGCCCGCACCAGCGCATTGCGGTAGCCACGCGTCACATCCGACACCGATACCTCAGCAGCGGGCCATACCAACACGATGCGCTGCGGATCAGACGATGCAGCAACCGGAAATACGGCTACCTTTGGAGTCCGGCACAACACGCACACACCGTCAACGGCATCCTCCCGAAAGATGGTTCGTTGACATTGCGTGCACCGAGTGGGGCCAAGAGATGCCACCCGTCCCTCTCGCAGCTCGGGCCGCGCGATGACGATCACGTCCTCTACCCACAGAGGTCCTTGTCGCGTGGCCTCGACCGTCTGCACCATCCAATCGAAATCTGCCTCAATGTACCGTTCCGCCGGAATGTCGCGAGCGGATGGTCGGGGAGCGGCCATGCACGAGCCGCTGACACGGCTGCGTATCAACTCGCGTTTATCCCACAGCACCTCGCGCCACGGTGCCATCCACTGAAACAGCACCACGCGAGCACGTTCTTCACCAATAGCGTCGCGCAGCCTCGCCCAGGCCCCGTCACAGAGAATGTCATCGTCGCCGAACGACAAGATGTAGTCGGCCGTCAGCTCGCGCCAGACCGCGTTGTGCTGTGCCACGCCGTAGAAGTGATCTGTGCCGGCATGCTCACGGTATTGAATGATGCCGTTGCTCTGTTCGATGTAAGGGAACACCCGCACCGCGACACGCTGTGTATCATCCGGGTCGCCCAAACTGTCCCGCACGATGATGATCTCGTCGCCAGGCAACAACGCTTGTGCGAGAATCGAGTCCAACGTCTGCTCCAACGTGGGACGCCCGATGGTGGCGATGATGGCGGAGAGCGAGGGGCCTATCATGCTGCTTTCCTCTTCCTCTTGGCTACGCGGCGACACGAGCTGCACACGCCCTGCGTGTCCACATCTGTCACAAAGATAGACCGGCCACAGGTCGTGCAGACGACACCTTGCACCCCTCGGCAAATGGCGCATACCTGATCGTGCGGTTTGGGCAAAAACCAGCTCTCAGGTGCGTCCCATCCGCAGAATCGGCACTGTTTACTGTCTTCTGACGGGATGAAACACCCGTTGTAATCGCGCAGCCACTGAACGTGTTGTAAAAACATCCAGTTATCAAATCGGTGTATGAGGCTTACGGCCACTATCCACGCAATAACGAGCGTTACAATGATGACGATCACGACACAACCTTCTCAGCTTCGAGGTTGAATCCGTAGTTCGGGCGGTTGTTCTCATCGCGGAAGAGGAGCCCCGGCGACTGCAACACGGTCACGCTGCGGTATCGGACCGTCTCGATGGTCTGGTTCGCCACCTTGCTGAACGCCACGGCCGCGAGCTTCGCCTTCGTCAACGCCGTTGCCTCGTCCGTGTTCCGTGCGCGGAACTGAAGGCGCGATACCTCTAGCGTTAACCCCGCCGACCCACACGTCAATTCGGGCGGGGCGCCGGGATACTGCGTCAGCACCATACCGTTGACCTTCCCCGCCGGCAGTTCACCGGCGAATAGGTCCGTGCCGACAGTCCCAACACCCTCGTCTTCGAGGTATTCGCAAAGTTCAGAATCTGCTGGCATTAGGATCTCATCGCGGCCGCAAGCCGCGCTGCGAAATATGGCCGCAGTTCAAGCATTACCGACTCCAGATACTTTGCCTGTCCCACCTTATGGAACGCCTCGAGATTTTCGTGCACTGCCGCCGCATACGGCGCCGCTGGCCCGCCAAACACCATACGTACCTGCCACACGCCTCCGACCTGCTCCGGCCCTATGACAAGGCCGCTGGAGCGCAACACGCCTGTATCGACCGGCGTGCGCTTCTTGGCCTCGGTCATCTCGACCTCGGCGATGGTCCGCAGTGCCCGCGCGCTCTTGTCCTTTGTCAGCGCCCCGAACTTCCGCTCAATCGTGGCGTGGAGCTTGTTGAAGTTCTTCAGCTCTAGGGACACGGCGTTCTCAGACATAAATCTCCACGTGATGACTCGCCGTTTCGTCTGCCTGCCGGCCAACGGAAAAGAAAGGTGGCGTCTGTGGGTCAAACCCCGCTGGCAACGTCAACTGCCCTGTCGGATCCAAGGCCGACGTCGTGCCTACGTAGATGCGCCACGCCGCTTTCCGTTCTTCCCCGCTGGCACTACGGACGATCTGCTCCCCCTTCACCGGCTCGATGCGGCAGGCATAGCTCACCGCCGCACCGAAGTTCGGCTGCCCACGGTCCGTAAACGTGCCGTCGGAGGGCGCGATCGTGATCGTGTCTGGCATGAACTCAAAAAATTCAGGCTCCACAGCTATCCCCTTATCCCTTGGATCATGCTTTCCATGCGCTCTAAGTGCGACGTGACCGTGGCCATGCTCTGACGATACTCGGCCCGAAACTCCTCACGCCACCGTTCCAGATATTCCACGCGCTGCGACAAGCGCCCTGCCTGATAAATCAACCCGGCCATGAACAATACCAGCGTGACCACCACCCCAGTCGAGATCATGGCAGAAACTCCTCAGAGCTAGACGAGGGGACAGTGGGGGCGGTATCCTGCTGCAACTTGGAGAAGAACGAAGGGCGCAACAGATCCGTATCCTCCCAGATTGCATCTCGGTCGGCGACGAGAATGCCGCCAGCCGTCATCTGCATATGCCCCGCCCCGCGTGCACGCAAGCGAGCGGCAATGCCCTCCCACAGCTTTGGATCATAGGAGATAGATAACCCGCCGACCGACTTGCTCGACGCGCCACGGAACCGGGTCGACAGTGCATCGGCACACAGCGCAGCCGCCATGTAGATGTTCATCTCGACGCCGAGGGCGAAGTCCACCTCGTCGTCCTGCATCAAGGCCGGGCGCGCGGTGGTGTTCGTCGTATCCTGCAACAGAAACCGCACCTTGCCCCGGTTGGTCGATACGTCGTAGGTAAAGGCCATCAGATCCTCACGGTGTAAGGGTAATGATGAACGAATCGATGAGATCCGGATTCGCAATCAACAGTTGCATCATCGCGCTACGCAACTCGCGTGTCATTTCTACCTGGCCCCATGTCCAGGCCGTGTGATGAGATTCTTCCACGCCGAAGAGCGGATTGACAGGATCGTTGAACACGGCGTGCATAACCCAGTCCCCGTTTGCCGCTCCATCAATCGTCATGTGAAAATGTGATGGCACGGAAGACGGCACGCGAACGATAGAGATGCCGTTCAACGGGAACCTCGCATTCACCGCCAGCACCTGCTGATACACCTGCCATAGCAGATACGCGTTAGTCTGCGACCATGCAGGCAATGCCGTCAGCTGCACCGAGTGTCCGTTCACCGTGGCGCTAATGCTTGACATGCTCAGTACTTCGCGCTCGCCAACACCTGGATGGACGTCGCCCCAGCGTAAGTCCCTGTTGAGGTGTACTTCACACGGACCTCGTCTCCCAACATCCCATCGAGGATCGTATCGTCAGTTAATGCAGCATCTGAGGCCGCACGTGCAGCGGCTAACGCAATGGAGATGCTCGTCTTGCTCCACTTCGTCGCAGCCGACGTCGTGAACGCAAAGTTCATGATGTCGCGCCACGTGCCGCCCTTCACCCGCGTCTGCACCCAAACCTTGAGCGTCGTGCCACTGCTCCCATAAAGGAAAATCGCCTCCACGAGCAGATCGCGCAGTCCTTCAACCGGGCACGCGATGCCGGTCTCTGCCGTCACCGCCGCCGCGATGGTCGTCGCCGGTAAAAGTGTGATGAGCCCTCCGGGTCCTCTCATGATTGCTCCTGTTCCTGACAATACTGCCGCCACATCTGGCGGTATGTTGATGCGACGGCCACCTCGTATCCCGCACACACGGGAGAGGCAAGCAAGCGCGATCGTAACCCTTCGCGTATCTTTCCAAGTTCCCCGTAACGCGCCGTGGCCCACGTCACGGCCTCGTGCACGTATTCGCCCACCGAAAGAGTTATGAACTGAGGCAACCCAACCGACGACAGGATGCTCGCGCTCACGCGCTGCGTGATCCGCTCCCCGTATAGAGTAAGCACAGGCACCCCCATCCAGAGGCTCTCGCCCGTCGACACTCCCCCGGTCTGCGGCCATGTATCGAGCGAAAGACTCACCCCACCATACGCCCGGATATGTGCAGCGCATGAGGTGACGGGCGAAAACGCGATGCGCCGCACCGCGTCAGGGTCGAAATACCCCGTGATCCACCGGCGCATGTCCTCCGTGTATCGCTCGCCCTTGAAGACGAGCATAGCCTCGGGGACCGCCTGCATAATGTGGTTCCACGCTAGTAGCGCGCCATGGTGAATCTTTCCCGGTCGCTGGAAGATAGCGAACACCGGCGTTGCCGGGAGCGGTGGGACGTCTGCCTCGTTCAGGATCGTCGTGAACGGTAAGAAGCAGGGCAGCTCCGCAATCCTCTCGCTATACAGGCCATGCTCCTCTGGTCGTATCGTCACCCTGTCCGCAAACAGATAATCCATCACGCCGCGCGGCCATCCCAACCCCAGCGGATAGCCCCATGCGCTCACGGTGATTGGTGCCGGCTTCCTAGCAAACGCCTGTAACCGGTTGAACGGCGTATAGCTAGACAAATCCACGAGGATGTCAATCTCATCCTTCCGGATCTGCGCATCCAACTCGTCATCCGTCAAGCCCCACGCCTCCCGCCAACGGTCCACGTGCTCCTGGCGGTAGGATTGCGTGAACGCGTCGTCCACCGCAGGCGGGTGCGACGAATAGAAATATGACGTATGATGGTCCGTCGTCTTGAACAGCACGTGCCGTATGGCCACCATCGCCGAGTGGAACCGGAAGTCCCCACTTACATACCCAACGCGCAACGGACGCTCCGGATCGCGGCCGTTGGGGTACGTCTGTTGGCGAAGGTGATGTGCACCGAACGTCTCCCACCATTGGCGCCGTATGACCGTCCGCGTCTCGTGCGTCGCCTCGACCTGATCGTCGAGGAAAATGATGAGATCGTCGTGCACCTCTTGGTAGTTCGGTGCAATCTGAAGCGCCCGACGCATGTGCGCCTCCGTCTCATTCGCCCGCCCGAGGTGCACGAGGATGCGCCCGAGCAGATGGTGCGCGGCGGCAGAGGCGGACGGGACAGAGGTCAGACTCCTGATCGCTGCCTCCGCCTCTGCCCAGCGGTTGTCCATGCATAACCGCTGCACGACCTCCAGCTCGTCGTCGACGCACCGTTCTGCCAGGGCGTTAGTCACGCTTTGTGCGCCTCCTTTGGCACCACGTCAATGACCGGAGCTTCCAGCACGCGACGCACCAGCTCTACCGTATCCCGCGTCAGTTGAGTGGGGCTCGTGCCCTCCAGCCCCTCCATCAAGCGGTCGTACTCCTCGTTCTCCAAGAGCACGTAGCCCGTAGCTGCCTCGATCTTCTCTGCGATCCTGTTGACCTTCAGCAGCTGCCTGGGATTCATTCCAGGATTGTTGAACAGCACGGCCGCCAACGACTCTTTGACGGCGAACGAACGCTCCTGCTCAGGCACGTCCGTCCGCCACGGTGTCTGGTAGTTCGTCAGATCGATCTTTCTCACCGTCTCCTCCTACGCAGGCGTCGCCGAGAACAAGTTGATGTAACGGCGGTTGCCGTTTACGCGCACCGCGATCGCACCGGCAGTCGTCGCTGAGGTCACTCCGGCGTCGGTCCAGATGTTACCGTTCGTGCTTGGCAAGTCCAGCACCGCGTCCCACTGCAGGCTCCCCGTCTGCGTTTCGGCCTTCTCGATGCGAATCGGGATCATCTTACCGGTGATGGACGCTGAGAACGCTGCACGCACGCGGATGGCGTTGGCCTCACCGGTGATGGCACGAACGCCGGCATCGTCCGTCACCAGCTCCAGGTTCAACGCGCGCACGTCGCCGCCGATGGCACCGGCCGCCGTGCCTTTGAGGTAGACATCGGCGTGAATGCCGATGACCGTCCCTGATGCACCTGCCATCGCGATGCCACTGTTCACGCGTGGGCTCACTTCAAGCCCTTTCAGCCCGTCAGCTGTCTTTGTTACCGACACGGCGGGTTTGATCTGCACCGCAATGGCGTCGCCGGTCGTTGCTGGAAAGTTTCGCGAGTTGATGCGGACGTTCTTCGAGTCCGTCGCCGTATCGATCGTGAGGTGCTGGTCGGTTCTGGCGGTAATCTTGTCTAAACCGCCAAGCCGTCCGACCAGCGCCTCACCGTACGTGATCCTGTTGGCCATTGCCCTGCTCCTTATATAAGGCCCGGCCTATCGAGGCCGGGCACATGAACACACTTCCGTTCGAGGGACAGGCGAAGCCGGGGAGCTTAGGCCCGACTCGCCGCCGTTTTCGTCAAGTCAAGAGGTGCAACCTCGTCCTCCAACTTGTCACGCCGCTCCATCGCCGCATCGGATAGCTTCCCCGCCATCGCCGCCCACTCGTCAAGGCGGTTCTGGTAGGCATCCTTCGTTTCCCCATCCTGCCGCGCTGGAGGAGATGGCGGCACAAACGTCCGCTCTTCGTGCCGGAACTTCCCGTGCCCGTCGCGCATGCCCGTGTCAAGAAACTCCGCCCCACACACGCGACATGCAAACGGCTTCACCCCCGGATCCACCACTGCAATGTATCCAAGGTCGAATAGCAGCTTGTCGTTGGCCAGGCCCTCCAACTTGAAGACCTGGCCCCGGTCCAAAATGCGCTCCGTCGTGCCACGCTCGCCGTACCCGAACGTCCGCTTCGCCCAGAACAACGCGGTGGGCGGAGCCTCGCGCTCCGCCACCGATGTTTTCTCGTCTGCCATTGCTCTCTCCCTTACGCCACCGCACTCGACAGGAACAGCCCCGCCGACGCCGCCGTGATCTTCTGGTCAAAGAAGCTGTTCGCCTCGATGATGTCGATCTCCTTCTCCTCGTCGCGCATCCGCTTAATGTACTGGATGGCGTTCGCCACCAGCTGCCACACGAACGTGTAGCCCGCCGCCGGAGTCAGCAACGAAGGCGCCGGGGGCACGTAGACCAGCAGACCGTTCTTGCCCCAGATGCGGGTGTAGCTGACCGACGCCTCCGCCGTGCCCTCCACGGTCGTTGTGTAGATGGAGCGCCCCACGAGGTACTGCTCCAGCTCCAGCAACGATGCGATGAGGTCAGGCGTCAGCTGCGCGCGCTGCGTGTACTTGATGCGATCTACGAGCGACGGATGGTTCTTGAGCTGCAGATGGACCTGCTTGCCCACGACCAACTTGTTCGGCTCAACGCCGACAAGGGCTTCCACCGTGTCCTTGTAGGTGTCGATGTCTACGTCCGGCGTTGAGGCGCCGTAGTTCGACCAGAGGGTGAAGTCCGTGCCGCCGGTCTTGTCCGTCGTCCACTTGCTCAGAGCGAATGCGTCGGCTGCGAACTTCACCTCGCGCCGCATCATCGTCTTGTCGGTGACGAAGCGTGTGGCGTCGTTGTCGAGGTCCCACGGCGCGTCTGCGTTGCGCCGCAGCTCGTCGGGGATCTCGAACCTCCGCGACCAGCGATTGCAGAAGTAGGTGGCCGACGTGTCCACCGTGTAGCCGCCGCCCTCGGACCGGGTGCCCGGAGCGCGGACCTTGGCATCGTCCCGGAACCAGAAGCTCTGGTTGTACTTCGGTATGATATCCGACTGCTTGTTGACGCGGACGATCGGAAAGATCTGATCGGCGATGTACGACTTGTTCATGTACGCGATGCTGAGGTTCGTCAGCAAAGCGTTGACATGCAAGTCCTGCGGTGTCGGTTGTCCTGCCACTGTTGTGTCTCCTTGAAAGACGGGCGGGACGAGCCCGCCACGTAGTTATCTCATCCCGCCTTCGTCAATATCCTATGCGCCGAGCCACACGGGCGGGAACACCGTCACCGTGATGACGTCGTCCGTCGCCGCGGTAGCCGCTGCCTCCGCCATCGCGTTCACGATGTCGTTGTTCGTTGTCTTCTGCACGAGCCGCCCGTTGGCGTCCGGTCCGAGCTTGTCGCCGATCGCGATGTCCGTGGCCGCTGCCACGTTCGCCTTTGAACGTCCAAGGATCATCACCTCGGCCGCGCGCCCCGTCGCCGCAGGCTTGTTCTGCAGGAGCCCGATGGGGATGTCCGTCGTCGACGCGACGAGCGCACACTGATCCGCCGTTGTGTGCCGCTTCACGAGGAAATACTGCTTCGCCGAGAGGTCCGCGTTCGCCTGGTAGCTGACGCTCCAACCATTCTGATCCGTTGCCATCTCTACTCTCCCGCGCAGGGCGTCCCGCGCTGTGGTGCCGTGAAGGGGGCGTCCCCCGCACGGCCTGGGTTATCGTTATACCTTGACCGTCGTCTCCACGCGCCACCGTTCGTAGAGCGCCGGGTCCGCCGCGAACACTGCGCCGCGCGCCTGTTCGATGCTCAGCTTGTCGTTCTTCTGCATGACCTCTGCAACCTTCTGCTGCACCTGTCCGGCTGCGGATTCTGCCGCCGCGCCCATCGCCGACGATCCAATCTCACCGAGCAGCTTGCTCGCAGCCGCCTGCGCCACCGCCGCCTTGAACAGTTCACGGATGCGGCCCGCATGCTCCGGCGTCAGCTTCTCGCTGACCGACTTCAGCAGCGCGGCGTCCTTCGTCGGATCGAGCCCGATGCTCGTGTAGCCCGCGACCTCTTCGGCGAACTTCCGTAGTTCCGCATCCTCGCGCAGCGCCGTCACCTGCTTCGCCAGCTCCTCGTTCGACTTCTTCAGCTCCGCTGCCTCGGTCTCGGACTTCGCCATGCGCGCCGTGACCTCTGCGGGCACCACGACCTCCGGCTCGCCCTTGGCCGCCTTCTCCAGTTCGGCGATCGTCTCGTCCGTCGCGCCTGCCGCCCGCCCGAACATCGCCGCGATCCCGTGCGCCATCTTCGTCAACGCTGAGGCGTCTGGCGCCTTCTTGTCCTTCACGTCTGCCATGGTCATCTCCTTGATGATGGTGTCCATTTGATCCCGAACCGTGATGAGCGACGCCGGGTCCAGCGCGCTCTTCCCTTCGTCGCCTTCCATCTCCGTCATCATGCCGGGCACGGCCTTCGTCATCGCGCCGATGTAGCCGGTCAGTGCGCCCTTGATCGCCGCGCCTTTGTTCTCGTCGTCGCTGTTGCGGATGCTGTCCAAGGTTTCCATCAGCGCACCATAGTGCTCGCTGAGTGCCATGTAGACCTTGTGCATCTTGCGCCCCATCATGGCCTCGTCGAAGGTCATGGCCTCCTTGCTCATCTTCACTGCACCCTCCTTCGCGCTCTTGATGACGAGAAATTGCCGACGGTTGGCGGCCTTGTCCACCGCTGCGATGTTCTTGACAAACAACTGCACGATTTTATTCGCCAACCGGCACCCCCTTCACGCGGTCGAGCCGCCCGAACATCGACAGCCCGGTGCGCTCCCCGGATTTAATCTTGGTAAACATCTCTGGCGTCCACCGCACGCCGAGCAGCCAAGCGCCCTTCTTCACCTGCTGACCCCCGATGTCCAGGTCGGTCGGCGCGAGGTAGGACTCAACGATGGTCCCGAGTGGCTCGTCCACCTGTAGATGTTGATCGTCCAGCCCATCGGCCTTCGCCATCTCCGTCAGCTCCGTCACGTCTAACGTGATGCCTTCCCCCTCCGCGTCGAGACACGACTTGAGGATCGTGGAGGCGCCCTTTGCCATCGTCTGCAGGCGCTCCATGAAGGCCCATGCCGCCGACTCGATGGTCTCGGCCTTGGCAAAGTCGCCTTCTGTGTCCACCACGTCCGGCTCGTAGACGACGCCAAGGGTGTAGCACTGCTCTTCGGCCGACTTCCTCAGCACTAGCATCTTGGTCATGTTCGCCTCGATTGTGCCACATATCTTTTTGGCTTGCTCTTCATCGCGCCCCTTCTCCTGCTGTGCTGCGACGCACGTGGCAAAGTTTTCATAGGGTCCTATGGGCATTTATTCACTTCGCAATGGCCCTATCAATTTTATCGATGTTTGCAATTACAGACTCGACAAAAGATGTCCCGTCATCAATAAGTTTCGCTGTAACTTTTCCGCTCCCAGACAACGAAGGTGCTATTTTGAAACGCGACCCAGGCATCAACACAATCTCATCCAACTCAGCAACGCGTGCAAAGACTGCGCGCGTTCCTTTCGGTATGCGTAATTCAACGACTATGCCGTTCTGGTTGCCGGCAGCGTATCGTAATGCACGCTCCTCTGTGAGTGCTGTATAACGGGCACCGAGTGAACGAATCTCGCCGTTAACAATCGCCTTTGAATCAATGCCAAAGAATACTTGACGCGATTCGTTAGTAAGAAAGCGCGAATCTTGTACGATTCGACGCATTTCATCTACAGATTGTCGGCCTATTGCATCAGCAAGCTCATTAGTGCCTGACTCTAACGATTGTTCAATCTGCAGCTCTACATACTTTGGCTTGGCAGCACCTCTGATCCCTAGATTCAATGCTGTTGGTAGTCGTCCTGTCGCAGCATTTTCAAACTCGGATTCCGTTACAAAATTATGGGCTGTTTCGAATGCCCCTACAGTTTCAACGGCTGGCTGATCTCCGCCGATTGTTCCACCAGGTCCTACCCCAGCGCGTTCGCTACTTGAAGGCACTAATCCTGACGCACACCGGCAGTTCGGATGCAGCGGCGGATTCAACACGCCGCCGGGAAACATCTCGTTGATGCCGACCTGCACGCCATCGAGCGGCTCGCACTCGGGGCACAGACGGTCGTCAGGCGATACGATCCACTCCTTCACCAGCACCGGATCGATAAGTCCGTCGCTCTGCCCCTGCCGCCACGCCTCCAGCTGCCCGGCGTTCGACGCGCCCATTACCTCGGTCCGTGCGATGGTCTCGGCCCGCTCACGCAGCGCCCGCGCCGCCGCGAATTCCACACGACGCTCAACCGTCGCGGCAGCCTCGCCCGCATCCTGCATCCGTGCCCTCAGCTTCTCGACCGCCTTCGCCTGCTGCTCGGTCAGGCCCACCGCTAATCGGATGCGTTTCGCGGTCTCGCGCACCGTCACCTGGTTGCGGAACGCCTCGCTCACCACTGCGCGGAGGGCCTTGCGTGTCGAGGTGGTAATCTCTGTCACGAGCTTCGCTGCATGCTGCTCGGCCCACTCGCGCGCATGCGGGTTCGTCACGTTGAACGTCGTCACGATGCGCGCGGTCGGTTTCGGCCGCAGCCGTATCGTCACGTTCTTCGCCAGAAACTCTCGTTGCCGCGCCTGCCGCGCTACCACCTGTCCGGCCCGCTCGTACGCCGCCATGATGAGCGGCCAGACCTTGTCCTGCAGCGCCTGGGCCAGTGGCTCCAAGTCCACGGCCTGCACCGCTGCGTTGCCATCCCCGTTCCGCAGGTGCTCCATGACGCGCGTCCACGTCGTATCCGTCTCCGGCAGCACCAGCGCGCGGCCCAACGCGCGGACGACCGCAGGCGTCGAGGCGTCTGCCACGCGATGCACCAGGCGCCACTCGGCCTGAGGCGCGAGGCGGTCGACGAATTGGGCCTTCATAAGACCTTGCTTCAATGACGTGCTCACGGCGTGCAGCTCCCAGCCGCGTCCTGCCCGGCCGCACGCCACTCTATCCACGTCCGCTCCGCGTTCGCCCACGCCCAGTGCCGGTTGCCGCACGCCTCCTGATACGTGTTGCGCTCGAACCGGTTGTTCCGGCTGGTGAAGATAGAGGAGTCGCCGATGTCCTGCGCGAGCCCGCTCTGCCCCGCCGTCTGCCGCACTACATTGTCGTGGACCCAGAGGTTGCTGATGTAGAACGGCCCGTACATCCCGCTCCCCCGGTTCTGCTGGACGCCCACGATGCCGTCCGCGTTCCCCTCCACGGTGTTCCCGGTGATCTCGACGTTAGGGGAGGCCGCAACCAGAATCCCCGCGCCCCAGAGCCAAGGCAGGAACCCAAATCCATTCCTCCGCACCACGTTCCCTCGGATGACTGCGTCGTAGCTGATCTCGTGAAAGATCCCCATCCGCAGGTTATCCTCCGACGTGTTCCCCTCATAAAGAGTGCGGATGTTCTCGATGTCGGTCCAGAGGCCGGGGCCAAGGTTATGATGGACCCAGTTATTCCTCACCACCAACCGGTCGGTCCGCACGAACTTGGTCCCACCAGCCTCCCAGCCAGGGTTGAATCCCGCCTGGTTGTTGGTGGCAATCTCGTTGCCCTCCACCAGGACGTCGTTCCCGATCCCACCGATGCCGAGCTGGCCGTGCCCGCTGATGATATTGCGCAGCACGTGCATCTGTGTTCCGATTCGTATCCCGACCCCGTGGGTCAGCCGCACGACGCTGTCCTCTACCGTCCAGGCGATCGTCTGCTCGCCGGCCAGCGCCCCCACCTGCGCGGGGTTGGCGAACATTTCAAGCGTCACATGGCGGAGGGTGACCCCTGTGGCGCTCCCCTGGAAGGCGGTAGGCTGCACGCTCAGCTCCACGACCTTCCCGGCTGGGTTGTCACGCAGATACACCCGATCAGCCGGGTAGTCGAAGTACCACAGTCCAGGTCCTAGCTCTCCAAGACTCGCGACGTGCCGGAGGCGCTGACGGTCAAGGAAAAGCTCCTCGGATCGGTTACACCGTGGGTAGGTCGGTAAACACTCCCCGTGCACCGACCCTTCAATAGACTGCCCGCCCAGCCCGTAGTTCGTCCCATCAAACTGGAAGCCGGTGAGTACCACTGCGCCCGAGAGCGTCCCAGGCCCCTCGAAACGATCGCTATTTTTAGGGGTGATCGTAGCGCGGATACGAGTGAGCGGACGCAAGCAATAGATAGTCCCCGCCGGATGACTGGCGACAGTCGCGGCGGGATCGGTTCCTAGGTCGACGCCGGTGCATGTCGACGCTGGAGGGCTTGGCGGTTCAGCCCCCGGTGGTAGGGGCTCAGTCACGAGCGCGGTCGCCTGCCCGGCCACCCCTGACCGAACATGCTGTGCACGGATGAAGCAAGTCCCGGCCTGCGCTGGAGCAGTGTAGACGCCAATCGGGGTGATGGCCCCGCAGGTCACGGACCATGTCACGCGGCGGTCGTTGCCCGCGCCGGTCACCCGTACTGTAAAAGCGGTGAGTGTGCCGGTCGTAAGAGTCACACTCGCAGGGGAGACCGTCACGCGGACGGCAGCAGCAGCGGGGAGCACTATCACTAGACACAACAGCGCGAAGCGGGCCTTCATCATAGGACGCTCATGACGCTAAAGTTAGTGCTGCTCGTAGTCCACGTGCCGGTGGGCAACGTGACGACCCCTTGGCAACTCCAGCCGCCGCTCATGTTTATGTCACCTGCGATCGTCACGTATTTCATCTTTCCGTCGAGGCCGTTGGTGTTCAACACGGCCGTACGCGGAGTGACCGACCCGTCGGGTTTCTTGAACTTCATCGTCATCACCGTGGCAGGTGAGATGTCAACGGCGACGTTGTCCTGATCCTTGACGGTAAGAATGATCGCCGTGCCAATATCCCCCACAAACATGGCTTATACGCTCACTTCCACGTCGAAGATCCGCTGGATCTCTACGCCGACGGGCCACGCTCGGGTAGCCGTGCACGTGATGTTAAGAGCACGGGTAATCGTTGCCTCTATAGTAAGCGTCGCAATAAATACACCTATGGTGCCTGTGCCTGCGCTCGTGAGCTGCGCGAGCGTTATGGCCAGACTACCGGTAAGCGGCACAACCCCTTCACCGCTCCCGGTGAGTGCCGTCAGGGTCTGCGCGAGCGTGCCCGTGATTGGTGTGACATCCTCGGCCGTCCCGGCGGCAGCCACAGTGACCGTAGCCAGCGTCGGCGTGGCGGCCCCCGCCACGGCCACGGCACCTGTGGCGGATGATGTCAGGGCATCGAGGGACACGCTGGCGGTCCCGGCGACGTGGACCCCTCCAGCCCCGGACGTCGTCACCGCGCCCAACGTCACAGTGCCAGAGCCAGCCACGGCCACGGTGCCCGATCCTGCACCTGTGAGCCCGCCGAGCGTCTGTGTTAGAGATCCAGTACACGCCGATGTTGCCTCCCCGGTCGCCGCGAGCGTCACCCCATCGAGCGTGATCGCGGCGGCGCCCTGAAGCGGAACATCCCCTGACGCGCTCGCGGCGACCGGAGCGAGGGTCTGCGCGCTGCTGCCCGTGACGTGGACACTTCCTACGGCCACCCCAGACAGCGCCTCCAGCGTGACGGTGAGATCCCCAGTGATGACAGGATCGGCCACCGTGCCCGAGGCCGCACTCGTCAGCGCGCCGAGGGTCGGGGCACTGGTGCCAACGACGGGTAACACCCCACTCCCTGACGTCGTGAGGCTCCCGAGGGTTAGGGTGGCGGATCCGGAAATACTGACGGTGGCATCAGCCGCGAGCAGACACGCGCCGAGGGTCTTCGCGAGCGCCCCGGTGATGGCGGTGTCAGCGCGGAAGGTCGCGATGGCGGCCATCGACACGCCCGCCGTTGTCCACGATCCCGTGGTCTCCTGTGTGCCCGTGGCCGACAACACCTTGTCGCCGACAAGAATCGACGTGGACACGCTGCCGACGTGCGCTTCCTCTTCGCGCGTCGTAAAACCATTCGTGAAGCTGCCGACGCTGATGGCTGATCGGATCCCCACCATCGCCACAGCCAGTTCATCCGCCGCCGTCGTGGTGCCGGTCGTGCCGGAGGAGAGGGATGTCGCGTCGATCGTGCGCCCAGTGGAGGCCGTCGCGTCATGGATCGCGTTTGTCAGCCCCGACCATTCCGCAATAGACAGCACAGCGGAATCAGCCGATTGCGTAAACGTGACGGTCGAGGGCTCGCTGACCCCGGCGACCTTATACGCGATCCGCACCCAGTCAGATTCAGTCGCGTTGAAAATCTCGACGGCCGTCGTCCAGCCGCTCGGATTCGTCAGGATGGTCGCCCGCGAGATGACGCATGCCACCAACAGATTGCCTGTAGTGGGACCACTCCCGAACGTGGCCGAGAGGCTGGTGCCGGAATCAATGACACCGACCGCCTGTTGGACGAAGGTAATCGCGCCAGGGGTACTAACCGTGCCCGATCCCGCGCAGGTCAGACTCCCGAGGGTCGGGGTCGCGGCGCCCGCGATACTGACGGTGGAGACCGCCGCCAGGATACAGGCTGCGAGGGTCTTCGCGAAGGTGCCGGTGACCGCGTCCGTCCATGTGAGGACCACGACGCCAGCCGCGCCCGCACCGCCAATCTTATCGGCGGCTTGGTTCGAGTTGCCGCCTGACCCCGCGCCGCCGCGTACAGTGCCTGCTACGCCGACATTGCGCACGGCGACGCCGGCGCCGCTCGTGCCGCCGTACGGGTTACCATCGTTCCAGTTGCTCGTGTTCGGCGTGCCTGCCGTGCCCGCAGCCGCGGCACCCCCATCCGCTCCCGGTCCTGCGGCGCCGCCACCACCCCCAGAGACCGTATTAGTGCCGGTGGCATCCCCGCCGTTGCCACCGACACGCTGCTCGGTGCCGATATGCGAGCCAACGAGCGCGGTGGCGCCTGTCGCACTGTTCGCGGCGACCGTGGCCCCGCCAGGTGCAGACAATACGGTGGTCCCATTCTGCACAATCGTCGAGGCGAGGGCGGGGCCACCCACGGTGATGTTGAGAGTAGACTCCACGCCTTTCGTGATGACGACTTTGGCGTAACTGCCGCCCTTGCCGCCGCCGCAGTTCGACGGGTTATTCGTCGCGTTGCCGCCCGCACCTCCGCCGCCCAGCGCTTCGGCGGTCAGCTCAGTGACGTTCGCGGGCCACGCCCACGCCGCGTCTGAGGTGGTGAGGACGGCTGATCCCATCTACTTAGGCGTTGCCGTCCGTTAATGTGAAGCTGGTGATTGTCACGGTCTGCCCGACGGCCAGCACGACGTTATTCAACTCCAGATCGCCCCCGCCGCCCGTGGCACTCACGCTGCCCTGTAGATGGCAGGTCGTCCCGGCCGAGTCGTAGATGCGGAAGTGTGCCGCCGTCCCCGCCGCATCCGCTGCCGCGTCTTCCCACGTCCCACTTTTGGCTTTAGCACCGCCCGACGCCGCCGCCATGTAATCCGCCGGCAAGGTCATGGCCGAGAGGATCGTGCCGGAATCAGCCGTCGCGCAGGTTGCGGGCTGTGCCCCGGTGCGAATCCGCAGAATCGCCGTGGCCCCAGCCGCTGTTTCAATCGCATCAAGGCGCGCATTCCGCGCGGCTACTGAGAGTTGAATCGCCATGGTTTCTCCTGTGTCATTGTATGTCCGTCATTCTTGCTCCAACGGCGCCCGTGTCGATGCCACGCGCTCCGGCGCCGGGGGCAGCTGCGCCCGCTGCCGCAGATACGACTCCAGCCCTTCGTCGGGGAACAGCAGTCCCGCCGTCGTCGTCTCCTTGATGAAGTTCGTCAGCTCAGACAATCCGATCTCCGCTACCGGACCGTGCGCGAGCTTCGGACTCAGCTCCCCAGGCCACCCGTTCAGCGCCACAAGCTTTGGGATGGCGAACCGGTTCACCACGTCGCAGATGTTGTCAAGGAACGACGACGCTGAGTGGCTGAACGTGTCCCGCGCATCCTCACGCATCGACCGCGCGCCCACCTTCTCGTGCCCCACCAAGAGGAAGTCCGTCATCATCGACATCGCGATCTCGGCGTTCAGCTGCGCAATGACCTCGGTGATGTTGAACTGCCGCGCGCCACCCGACGTGAGCAACTCGATGGTCCACCCAAACGGCTTCACGATGCCCTCGTGCTCATCGCGCCGGATGTTACGCACGATCTGCTCGGCGTTCGTCTTGCTGGCGGCCGCCTGCGCGTCGTTCGTGTTCCAGATGTCGACACCCGCCGGGGGCGTGATGACCGGCAGCCCGGCGAGGTCCCGCTCAATGCCGATGCCCCTGATGATCTGAATGCGCCGCTTGTAGTAGAACGACTGATAAGCAGTGCGGAGGATGCTCACGCCCTCCGGCGACCCACGCTCCGAGGCGGTGCGGAACAGCAGCGACTTCTCGACCGGGATCTCCACGGTCTCGTAGAGTGGCGCCGCGCGTTGCATCATGCCCTGAATGCCACCGGACTCGTCCAACTTCCACGACCACAATGTGTCCTGCGCGCGGATGGCCCACTTCCGCCAGCCAATCTTCTTGTCGTCGTAGCGGCTGTTCCGGCTCGGGTCCTGCTGCGCGCCTTCACGTCGTTTGTAGACCACCTCGAACCACGACCATCCGTAGGTGAGGAATGAAAAGATCTCGCTCAACAGGTCCCGCCACGACAGGCTCATGTCGTCGAACAGCGCACCCCGGATGAACTCCGCCACCTCGTCGGCCTGTGGGTCGCCGGTCTTCGCGCTGTCGATGCGGAAGCTGACCTCCTTCGCCAAGGTCGTATAGGCGAACAGCGAGGCGCCCACCACGGCGTCGTTCTTCGACATCTCACGGTAGACGGTGACGCCGCGCGGGCCGCGCAACTCTCGTAAAAATTCATCGTCAAGGACCCCGCCAAAATGTTTCAATCCAGTTCTGCCAACTTCAATGAAACGCTCTTGAGGGATAGCCGCCTTTGCAAACGCCAATACGTCAGACATAAGCAACCTCCGCCACGGCTTTCGTGAACGGCAGCACGTCGCTCATGTCTGCTCCTCGATTGTCTGACGTGTGGTCAATAATCCCAACTTCCTCAGCACGCGGTCAAATACGATCGGAGACGCATTCATCCCGTTCACCTGGCATGCGAACAGCCCAGGCACGTAGCCAGGCGGCACGATCAACGGCGTGAACGTCTCCTTGCCGGCGTCCCACCGATAGACCTCCTGCTCGAAGTCCTCCATCTGCCATACACCACCGGAGGTCCCGACCAACACCTTGCGTGTGACGCTCAGTGAGCGGACCCTGCTGATGTCAATCATTGCATCCGCTCTGGCCCCTGCTGATACCAGCAATCAGCACGTTCGCTCAAACACTCTACCGCCACGTCCTCCACGTCGATGTCCCACTCGCCCTTCAGCGTGGCCACCACCGCGCCCTCCGGCGACGCCTGATTTGAGATCAGCCCGATCAGCTCGGGCACCGGGTGCATCTGCGCGTTGATGAACACGACGAAGATCACACCTCGCCAGCCTTCTTGCTCGCGTCCAGCGCCGCGCGCTGTGCCTCAGATGGCGCGATGCCTAGCTGCCCGCCCGCATTGTCTACCGACACGGTGCCCTTCACGTCTACGTGTCCAGCATCGACCAGCACGCGCAGGAACTCCGAGGCCAGCTTGTCCACGTCGCGGAGGTTGCGCGCGTTCAGGCCTGGGCCTTTGCCAGTGATGTCAAGTCGCCAGTTGCCCATCTGATCCCTCCGCGATGCCGAGGCACCGCTCCAGCCACTCGTAGCCACACGTTGCACACTTACGATGCAGGTGTGGGTGTGGGTCGTCACCGATGCGCGACGCGTGCTCGAAGCCGCCGGACATGTTCGGCACGCATGTCTCAACGCAGAACGTGAACGACGCGTCGCGCGAACAACACGCCTGACAGACCGAGTTGAACGGCAGCAGCGTCACTGCACCTTCTCGGACGCCGATTTCAGCGCCTGCATCATGGCGTCATTCACGTCCATCTGCTGATCTGCCATAACCTTCACGACCAATAGCTGCACTTCTACAGCCCGCGACACGGAACAATTCAGCACCTGCGCCAGCACCTCGGCCGACTTCACAAGGTTGACGATAGCGGTAATCGTGTCGTACGGAACGCTGTTTGCCACCTACGCAGCCCTCGACACGTACGCCATCATTGCGTCGTGCCACGTCTTGAAGCATCGGCCCTTGACCCACCTGACCATCGCCTCGTGCCGGGGGTAGCCAATCTGCTCGAACCGCCGTGCGATGCGGAAGAACTCATGCTCGTTCGTTACCACAGCACACTCGCCGCCGCAGTGCGGGCAGTGCAGCGTATCGGCGCGCAGCCAATGACTGCGGACAACGGCGTGGGATGCCACACTCCACCACATACAGTCCAGGCCACAGGCAATCATAGGGCCAACGATAGTGCCGCCAACACGCAAACCCCTACCAGCCCAAGGACCAGCAGGGACATCAGGAGCAATGCCTTAAACCCTATGTTAGTCACTGCACCGCCCCCCGCACATCCTTCGCGCGTAGGCCCTTCGGCCCTTGATCTTCCTCGAACTCGACCGTGGCTCCCACAGTCAGCTCCTCAAACTTTCCCTGCACCGCCGAGCGGTGAAAGAAATAGTCGTCTTCGCCACACTTGATGAACCCGAAGCCTTTGTCCAGAATCACGCGTGCCACCGTTCCAGTCATCGTCGCCTCCGTTTATGTCGCATGCGTCTGCGCGCACGACGCCGTTCCTGCATTGTCGGTTCTTTATAGCCTTCATCACACCCGTAGGTTGGCATCACTGCGGCCCCTGCCAATACGACCGCCCCTGCCCGACGACCGTCGGCGTCGCCATCACCGGCGCGGGTTCCATCAGCACAGCGTTAAACCCGCAGCCGGTAGCGTCTACTTGATCGTCGTGCTTGCCCGTCGGGAACCCACACAGCTCGCTGATGTATGCTTCGTTCCAGTCGCCACGCAGGAGATAGACGTTGCCAGCCTCACACTGCGCGCGGAACGGACGGATGCGCGTTTCCTTGTTCCCACTGATCTGCACGCCAGCGTAGTCCACGCCCGCGAGGGTCTTCGTCCGCGCGGCGATGACAGCAACGCCTGCGCTGCCGCCTTCCTTCTCTTCGCGCTGTGCGCACCCGCGACCGTCCATGTCCGCCGTCTGCTTGATGATGGCGTCTACGACGCCAGGCCCCCACTGTCCCCGCGTCACCTGCTCAATGAAGAACAGCCCGCGCGCCTCGGCGACCTTCACGCCGCACGTCCAGTCACCGCCGCCGGCCGTCGAGGCCGTATCCCACCCGCGTACACGCCGCGCGATGGTGGGCACGGCGTCGATGAACCGGAACCATTCTCGTTTGAACAGGCCACCGCCCTCCGGGGCCGGGCGCTGCTGGTAGAGCGACGCCCAGTCATACTCGCCCATGCCGGCGCGGCGCCGGTTCAATTCAGGGAGCGGATACTTCGACGGCCACAGGGCGTTACCGACCTGACGATACGCGTCGGCGACTTCCGCGATGGCCGGCAGCGAGAGAACCTCCCATTGATCGGCATCCGTGTTCTCCGAGGCGAGCTTCAGCAGCCGCCCCGCCAGGTCGTCTTCGTTCCATCGCGTGCAGCACAAAATGATAGCCCCGTCGCTACCGAACTGCCGGGTGGCGAATGCCGACTTGTACCACTCCCAGACACGGTCTCGGTAGACCGGGCTCTCGGCCTCAGCTCTGTTCTTGATGGGGTCGTCGAGGATGCCGATGTCTGCTGTCTTGCCAGTGATGGGACCGTCGATGCCGGCGGCCACGTAAGAGCCCCGGCGACCAACGATGTCGAACTGCCCTTGTGTGCGCTTCTCCACGTCACGGGGTTCCCCGAGCCGCGTGCCCGGAAACAGCGTGGCGTATTCCGGGGTGCTCATGATCTTCTGCACGTCGCGGCTCATGTCCTGCGCCAGGGACATGTTGTAGGAGCAGGCGATGATGCGCACGTCAGGGCGCTTGCCGAACGCGTAGGCGGGGAACCGACGGCTCACCTGCTCGCTCTTGCCGTTCTGAGGGGGCTCGAAGATCATGAGCCTGCGACACTTGCCGGCAAGCACGCGGTCTAGGGCGGTTGCGACGAGCTGGTGGTGCCAGGAGATAATGTAGTCAGGAAAGGTGAACGAGGTAAATGTTAGCAGCGTGCGCCGCCCAATCTCTTGTGCGGTAAGCTCAATCTCCCGCTCGACGTCTTCGAGTGTAGGCTGTGACATTAATGAATAGAAGTGCCCGACTCTTCTGTCTCAGTCTCGGATGACGCCGCAGCAGTCTGTCGAAGTTGACGCGCGAGCGTCACGAGCGCTGCAGCGCGTTCTTCAAGGGCCTGAGCTGAGAGCTTCGTAAGAGGTGTCGTCGTATCCAGGACCTCGACGCGCTCGACGGGCTTGCCATATGCGTAGTCCCAGAGCTTGCACTCGACAGCCGGCGGCAGTTCGTCCATCAAGATCCGACGCAGTAGACTCTCGCGATACTGCGGCGTGGCGAGCATCGCGCGACTCAGGAGCTTCGCGGTGAGCTTCGGCGCATCCGCGACAGGCGCGGACGGATTCGACGGATCAGGAACGCCGAGGACTTGCGGAAGAGTCGGAGCAGCCACGGAAGAAGTTAATACGCTAGAGCTTGCGAGCGGTCCAGAAAAACTTTCAGGAAATTTCTTGTAACGCGGTCGCTCCGCGCGGTTACAGTTTCGAGTTACGGGTTTCGAGTAATGACGACAGGTGAGAAATTATTTTGTGACTCTGTAACTCTATTAACTCTTTATAAATCTCTAAGAGAGGAATAGTAGTTAGTATATTTTCCGTAGTGCTCCAAGAAATCCTCGGCTACAAAGAGTTACGAGTTACGGCTGGCGGTTCTTCGCTGATTCATTAAATCATTCTCAATATTCTCCCTGTAACGCTTCGGTTACGCGCTCCGCGTTTTCGCCCGCGTCTTCGCTCACGTTACGCTGAGTTTTCGCCCATAGCCCCTTCTATCGCGGAGGAAATCAACCGCGAGCCTCGGTTACAAGAGTCACAGAGTTACAAAACTTTTAGCGTGAGTCTCGGTTACAAGAGTCACAGAGTTACGGCTCCGACCGACGCGCTACCGTCGACCGAAAAAATAGTTCTGGACAAAATAATTTTTTCAGAGAACAGTTTTTCACTGGACGTTCGTCCGACGGATGAGCTAGACTGCGTAAGAACTACTTGGTGGGCGCTCGACCGGACACCCTGTCCGTTCCGAACATCCCGCAAGCTCACGATACGCGACGCCTCCGCGTATCTGTCGGGGCCGAGTAACTTTCGTATCGAGGTCAGTCACGATCCCACGCCACTCGCGACGACGACGTTACCTGATAGGGGTTGCAGATCGAGGTCAGTTATGAGCCTGTTGTTCTTCGACTGGCTCCAGACGCAGACCGCTCGCACAGATAGTGTCGGGCAGCTGGCGAAGCACGTCGTCAAGGACAAGCTCTTCCCGCGTCGCGGTAAGCGTCTGTTTATTTTCCTTCTTCGTTACGAACGCTATCCAGAACAGTATGCCCAGGTGAAGCTCGCACACCGCGAGTGGCGCCGCCTGCGGAAGCAGTCTGAGGTATAAGGAGCATAGAGCATGAGCACTGACACCACGATGGCCGCGCGTCCGATTAATCCTGACACGAATGAACCAGAAGGTAAGTTCCGTCGCACCGTCCGCGACATTCTGAACCTAGACCCGTTCACCCGCGACCAGGCCATCTTCGACGCGCTGCGGCGGCTCGTTGACGTGGCGGGCGTGGCCCACGAGGTCCGTTCGTAACCGTCACCTGCTAAGTGACGTCTTGAGTAACGTCTTGAGTTACGTCTTGAGTTAATGACGCCTGACGAGATCGTCGCCGCGTATGTCGCGCAGCACTATCCAGTGTTGTTCTGGCCGGCTGTCGCTGACCAGAAGGGGCCGACCGAGAAGAACTGGCAGAAGCGTCCGTATACACTCGCAGACTATACGACTGGTGACCGCGTCGGTTTGAAAGTCGGTGGAGAGATCGCGCCGGGGCACTTCCTCCATGATGTCGACATTGACTGGGCGCCGGGCGAACTGCTCACGCGGAACTTGCTCCCTGCGACATACTTCGCCTTCGGTCGGAAGAGTAAACGTTATTCGCACGCGTTCTATACCCTGCCAGAGGCGCTCGTCTCATATCGGTATGCGGACATCGACGACTCGACGTTTATCGAGATTCGCGGAACAGCGCGAGACGGCCACGTCGGGATGCAGACGATGGTGCCGCCAAGTATCTGGAGTAAGAACGGCACGCAGGAGCAGCTCACCTTTATCGGCGCACTTGGTTTACCGACGCATCTGCCGCAGGCGTCGCAGTTAAAGCAGCGCGTCTGTCTCGTCGCAATCGGGATGCTCCTCGCAAAGCACCTCGGGCAGAACGGGTTCGGCCACAACGCGCGACTCGCCTGGAGCGGTTACCTCTTGAGAGCGGGCATTCCGCCTGAAGACTTGATCATCATGGGCGAGGCGATGAGCGCCATCTGTAACAACGACGAAGTCGCAGATGTCCGGCGCGTCGTCCAGTCGACGGCAAATAATCTCGCGGCCGAGAAGGCAAAAATTAAAGGTGGCCCGACGCTCGCGATGGTGCTCGGCATCAACGGGAAAAAGATCCTCGACAGAATTAATGAGTGGCTCGGTCGCGACAGTGACTTCGTCCGCAACAAGAAGGGGATCCTCGCCGACAGTCAGGAGAACATCAAGCGCGCAGTGCGACTGCTCGGACACGAGCTGTCGTATAACGCCTTCGCAGATAAACTCTTGCTAGATAGTGAGCCACTGGAAGACAGACAGATCAACGAGATGTGGCTCAAGATTGACGAAGAGTATCGCTTCAGACCGACAGCGGTATTCTTCGAGAAGGTCGTCAAGCGACTCGCGTGGCTGAACCCGTTCCACCCAGTCAAGGACTATCTCGCGACACTGACTTGGGACGGCGTGACGCGTCTCGAAACGTGGCTGATTGAGAGCGCGGGCGCGGTCGACTCAGCGTATCTGCGGGCGGTCAGCGCTATCGTGCTTGTTGCAGCCGTCAAGCGCATTAAAGACCCTGGCTGCAAGTATGACGAGATGCTCGTGCTAGAGTCGTCGCAAGGGCTAAACAAGTCGAGTGCGCTTCGGGCGCTCTGCCCGAACGGTGAGTGGTTCTCAGACGACTTGCCGCTGAACGCGTCGTCGAAAGTGCTCATCGAGGCGACGCTCGGGAAGTGGCTCGTCGAGTCTGCGGATCTCGCAGGAAAGCGTAAAGCTGAAATCGAGCAGCTGAAAGCCACGCTGTCGCGACAGGTCGATGGGCCGACCAGACTCGCGTATGCGAGACTGCCAGTCGAGCGGCCACGACAGTTCATTATCATCGGCACGACGAACTCAGATGCTTACTTGGTCGACCCGACAGGCGCGAGGCGGTTCTGGCCAATCGCGGTGCAAGCATTCGACGTGCCGTGGATCCACGCGCACCGGGACCAGCTCTGGGCAGAGGCTGTGGTGCGAGAGCTGCGCGGGGACAGTATCCGTTTGCCGGAGAGTCTCTGGCCAAGTGCGACCGTCGAACAAGAGCAGCGACGCGAGGTCGACTCGTGGGAAGACCAGCTGCGCGCGTTCGCGCTCGCAGCAGCACTCGACGGAGACAACCGCCGTCGTATTACAACAGATGCGCTCTACGGAGCGCTGAGCATCCCACTGGAACGCCGCGACCGGAGCAGCTCACTTCGGATCGCGGAGATCATGCGCAGGCTCGGGTTCCGAAGAGTATCTGTGCGCCCCGTCGGATGCGAGGTCCAGCGTGGCTATGTCACTGAGTATCCTGACTTGCTGGAACTCTCCGAGCCTGACGGCGTTGGTGGGCCCGGCGAGTTGGCGCCGTTTTGACGGTGGACTGGACAGACGACACGGTGATGTATAGACTCCGAACTAGTCGCGTATGGTGCGCGACACCGTTACTCACTTTAGAAGAGGTATATCGTGACCCTGACTTTCAAGGCGCTCAGCAAGAACGGAAAGACCGCGTTTTACACCGGCGCAGCGAACGTGCTTCGGTTCCCTGTCAACGCGTTCCTCAACAAGAAGGCGCCGTCGAGCATCGAGGTCGAAGGGGACTTCGCGGAAGCGGTGGCTGCGAAGCCGGTCCTGACCCCCGAAGAGAAGGCCGCGAAGGTCGCCGCTGCGAAGGCAGCGCGCGCCGCGAAGCCGAAGCCGACCCTCGCCGAGAAGATCGCCGCGCGGGAAGCCGCGCTCGCGAAGCTCAAGGCGCAGGCTGCGGCCGACGCCACGATGTAACACCTGCTCATCCAGTAGACCGACCGGGCACCTGCTTGGTCGGTCATTTTCTTTGTTCCCGAAAGAGGAGCGATGTCGAAGCATAATCACCGCCCCAAACCATCTGCCGGAACGCGTCTCACCGCACGTCAGCGTGCGTTGAAGAAACGCGCCAGCCCGTCTGGACAGCGCCGTCGTGAACGACGTCTGTTCTTGCAGAAGGTCGAGTCTGAGGTCACCTCCTGATACAGCGTTATCGCGTCCTCGTCGCGGACCCGCCGTGGTCATATCGTGATGCGCTGCCTGGTCCAGGACGCGGCGCAGTGAAGCACTACGGAACAATGACGACTAGCGAGATATGCAGGTTCCCGCTTCCGCCTATGTATTTCGACAGCACACTGTTTCTCTGGCGTGTCGCCGCGCTCCAGCATGAGGCGCTGCAGGTGCTCGACGCGTGGGACTTCCAACTAAAGGCAGAGTTGGTCTGGAAGAAACTAACGCGCACCGGCAAACGGCACTTCGGCATGGGGCATCACGTCCGCGCTGAGCATGAGACCTGCCTGATTGCGACAAGCGGGAGACCTGCGACGCTAAACAAATCTGTGCGGTCGATCTTCGAGGCGCCA